GAAAAAGTATTTTTGTTCTCACTGGTGTTGACGGTTCATCTAGTCAAATTAATCAGTACCCACATAAGATTTGGGAATATGAAATCTCTACTGGAAATCTAGTAAATAGCAGACCGCTAATAGAGTTCGTTTCGATGCAGTCTTCCAATGGTTATAGTGAACCCGAAGGACTACAAGTAGTACTTGATGAAAATTATAGTGAGATATTACTAGTCGGGTATGTTCGAGGACAATTCCGACAACGTATTAATGAAATCTATGAAATTAGTGCAAAAGGTACAGACGCATTAACTAGACGTATCTCCCGTGGCTACTACCGTGAAAATGGTGGAGTAAAAGGAATCGTAGACGATAGCGAACAACTTCTATCTGATATTTTTGAAACTGGTGCTTGGACTGTTAATACAGCAAAAGACACCCCTACTGGTAGACGTGGTTTCTTGTACAATGACGTTTCATATGATGGAGTTGACATTTTACAAACGTATGTTTCAAGTGCTGGACTTATTTATACACGTTGGATTTATTGGAGTAATGCAACCAAAACCATTACGGATTGGATTGATTACAAAACCAATGCAAACTTTGCCCGTGATGCAAAAGTAAACGCAACACTTATGACGGGTGTTAGCAATGGTTCATTCTTTGACCCTATCTACACGTATAGAGAACGAACACCAATCGGACACCGTGCATACTTAGAGGGAACATTCACAATTGATAGTGCGGTTTTACCTATCACGGGTGGTTGGAAAAAGATAGCTAAAGTTTCTCACGTTCCTTACTATAAAGTTCCGCTAACTGTTACAAGTTTTAGCGGTGCTAACAATAACGTCATGGGTTACATTGACACAGACGGTTCTGTTTATGTACAAGGTAGTGGAGCAACAAGTGGTTACTATACATTTGGTACAGTTACGTACCCTATCGCAGTTAGTTAATGGCTGAGTGGGTTGGAAGTAATACCTATCTAAATACAGCACAACAAACACAAAATGCTCAATATATTATGAATGCTATGCTTGCAACAGGTTGGAGTAAAGAAGCTGTTGCAGGTATTCTTGGAAACATGCAAACTGAATCAACCATAAATCCTGGACTATGGGAATCAATGGACTCTGGAAATATGAGTGCAGGTTATGGACTAGTTCAATGGACGCCTGCAAGCAAGTATATAAATTGGGCACAATCAAGTGGTTTACAATATGACCATATTGACTCACAGATTGCACGAATCAATTATGAAATTGCAAATGGTATCCAATGGATTTCAACTAGTTCATACCCTATGAGTTTTCAGCAATTCAAGGTTTCCACTGAAAGTCCTGAGTACTTGGCGCAAGCGTTCATTAAAAACTATGAACGACCTGCAAACGCCAATCAACCTATTCGTTCCACACAAGCACGTCACTGGTACGATACATTAAGTGGTGACGGTTCGAATGTTGGCGGTGGCGGTTCACCTCCTGCTTTTCCAACTGAAGCAGGCTTGCCGATAACTGACACATATGGATGGCGCACGAATCCCGTAACAGGCGAATACAAATTTCATGCTGCCATTGATATTGGCGGTGGCGGTTCGACTCACCCACTATACGCCACGCAAGATGGAATTGTGGTTGAAAACAGAGAAGTTACCAATGCAGGCTATGGCATCCGCATCAAGCATACAGCCGACCCTTACTATTCACAGTATTTACACATGGATTCCCCTTCTCCTATTCCAGTAGGAACCGCTGTTACAAAAGGACAGCAGATAGGTATGATGGGTAACGGTGGGAATAGTACAGGCATTCACCTTGACTTCGCCATTGCTACAAGTCAAGACGGATTTTTCACAGAAGAAGGAACGATAGACCCTGAGCTGTACTTGGCTATGAGTTTTGGCGGTGGCGGTGGCGGTGGCGATGGTGGCGAAGCTGACAAAAAGAAAAAGGCAATCTATCATTTGTTACTAGCCGACACGCTGAATGGTTGGAAATATTAAAAATAACTTGGCGCAGGCGTCCACATGGATAATGTGAAATTCCACACATGAAACAAGTTTTCATAACGTGGACGCCTACGCCACATAAGGAGAATTAAAAATGATTGATTGGTTAACTCAATGGACGCTTGGCGACAATGAAAAGATTTTGTATTTACTTACACTCATTTTAATAGCTAATGTCATTGATTTTCTAATGGGTTGGGTAAATGCAAAATTTAATGAAAATGTTAGCTTTTCAAGTAGTAAGGCTATTTACGGAATTGCACGAAAAATGGTTATGTTTATCATTCTTGTATACTTTGTTCCTGTTTCTGTTCTTGTACCCTCTCCAATTGGAATTGGTGCATTGTACGTTTTATTTGTTGGGTATCTTGCTAGTGAAATTAATTCAATTTTGTCTCATTTGCGTATGAGCGAAGACGATAAACAAACTGATCTATTTATTGATTTTGCTACTAAGATATTTAAAGGAGGCAACAAGAAATGAATATCTCTCAACATGGTGTAAATTTTATTAAGAGTTTTGAAGGGTTACGCTTAACCGCTTATAAAGCTGTTCCAACTGAAACCTATTACACAATCGGTTACGGTCACTACGGTTCAGACGTTCGTCAAGGTATGACGATTACAGAAGCAGAAGCCGAACAAATGTTAAAAGATGATTTAGTGTCATATGTGACCGCTGTTGATAGAGTTGTCACACGAAACGTGAATCAAAATCAATTTGATGCTCTAGTAAGTTTCACATATAACGTGGGTATTAGTGCTTTTACTAACTCTACTCTATTGAAACGTGTCAACGCCTATCAAGATGATGACGTGCGTTACCAATTTAGTAGATGGAATAAGAGTGGCGGTGTCGTTTACGCAGGCTTAACCCGTAGACGTGCAGAAGAAGCAGACTTATATTTTACACCTGTAACGACTGTTCCCACTGAACCACCAACAGAAACACCTGACCCAACACCAACACCTGTTGACCCAACAGAACCAAAAGACCCGACTAATCCTGATAAAGATACTGAAACAAAACCTGACCCGCTACCCGACACAGACCCGAACAGTCAAAACGGGATGAATAATGGTGGTACACCAAACACAGGTGGAGCTGAAACAGGAAGTGGCGGAAATACTGGTTCAACTGGTTCAACTAATAACGGAACAGGTTCAACTAACAATAATGACGCACAAGATGATAAGTATTTAAGTTCAACTAATGTGACAACTAGTACTACTTATAAGGTGCGTAAAGGTGATACACTCACATCTATAGCAAAGAAGTTCAACTTAAAGTTAACTAAACTGTTATTTGCTAACAAAACCACTGTTAAAAATGCAAATATCATCAAAATTGGACAAACTTTAGTCGTACCAAAGGCGAATTATAAGTATTACACGGTTGTTACTGGTGACAACTTAACACGTATTGCATTCAATAATAAAACAACTGTCTCAAAACTATTAACCTTGAATCCAAGTATAAAAGATAAAAATAAAATTGTAGTAGGTCAACAAATTCGACTGAAATAAAAGGAGAAATGGAACATGGATAAATCATTATATTATAGTCCTGATAAATTACTAACTTACAACCGAATCTTAAATTTTGTTATTGGTGCCCGTGGTATTGGTAAATCATACGCTTGGAAGAAGTACCCTATAAAACAGTTTTTGAAGAGTGGAAAGCAAATGATTTACGTGCGAAGATACAAAACAGAATTAAAGAAATTTAGTAATTATTTTAACGATATAATGACTGAATTTCCTGACCATGAATTTAAGATTAAAGGACGTGAAATGTACATAGATGGAAAGTTGTTCGGTTGGGCGATTCCATTAAGTGCATGGCAAAACGAAAAATCAAACGCATACCCAAACGTATCTACTATTATATTTGACGAGTTTATTCGTGAGAAAGATAAGAGTGGATATTTACCGAATGACGTAGAAGCCTTACTTAATTTAATGGATACTGTTTTTCGCGGACGTGAAGACGTGCGTTGTGTATGTCTCTCCAATGCGGTTTCTGTTGTTAATCCTTACTTCATCTATTTTGACTTAGTACCGAACATTGAGAAGCGTTACAATGCGTATAAGAATATCTTAGTTGAAATTCCTAACAGTGTTGACTTTTCAACTGAGCGAAGAAAAACTAGATTTGGTTCTCTCATTGATGGAACAGAATATGGTGATATGAGTTTAGACAATGAGTTTACTAATGATAGTGATTTGTTTATTGATAGAAGAGGTAAGGAAAGTAAACACGTCTTTAGTATCATTTTTAAGGGTGTTACGATGGGTGTTTGGGTTGATACGTCACAAGGCATTATGTGGCTTAGTAATGACTATGACCCTAGTTCTAAATACGTATTTGCAATGAGTACAGATGATTTGAC